CAGTACCATAATTAGAAGTAGCACCACCACCTATATAACAACTGGTAACACTTGAATTACCTAACATAATTTGATTATCGGCTGTTCCAACGGCATTATATCCAATCGCGATTTGATTTGTTGCAGCTGTTCCATTAGCATCAGCACCTGAACCTATAAGTGTATTTTGAGTCCCTGCCTCCAGAACATTGCCAGCCTGATACCCAACTGCTGTATTATTATCACCAGTCGTTAGCGTTACCAAAGCTTGATATCCTACGCCAGTACTACCTTCGTAACCAGCAGCTCCAGTACCCTGACCTGATTGATACCCTACAAATGTATTATATGCTTGTTGAGAATAATAACCAGCTTTATATCCTACGGCAGTAGTTCCAGTACCAATACCATTGTGAGCTGCATAAGCTCCTACTCCAACAACTTGAGATGTGCTAGTATTGCCAACGGCATTATGACCTATAGCAACGCTTTCTGAACCAGTCGTATTGCTATCAAGAGCGTATGCTCCAACTGCAACATTATTATCACCAGTCGTAACATTTTCTCCAGATAAATAACCTACCAATGTATTTTCATTTGCATCTGTATGTAAATCAAAACCTGCTTTATATCCTACAGCGGTATTTCCATCTCCAGTTAAAGTACTACCACCACTATTACCAATAGTCCACGAACCAAGAGCTGTATTATATTTTCCTGTAGTTATCATATATCCCGCAAAATATCCTAATGCTGAATTATGAGTACTAACCGCACTTCCAGTATCGCTTACATCAGCGTAAAATAAAGATTTATAACCTATAGACGTACAAGCTGAATCTTCTTCAGCTTTATCTAATGATTGATACCCAACTGCTGTATTATATTGCCCCTCGTGTAAATTACCTCCTGATTCATATCCAATGGCAACATTACCTGCTCCTGTAGTAAGTTCAGTAAGAGCGTTAGAACCTATCGCTATTGTTCCTACATGACCATTTACTCCAGTTGAATTAAGAGCCTCATCTCCAATAGCTATATTATCTGTTACTACTTTTTCAGCATTGTTAAAATCTGCCCCTCTAAATGAGTTATATCCTAATGCTATATTTCTATCAAATCTTGTATTGGCGTGAACATCTCCAGTTCCACCTTGAAATGCTTCCATTGAGCTTATACCGATTGCAATGTTCTTACTACCAGCGTTATTACTATCATCGCCTTTATAATCAGCCATTGCATTAGAACCGATAGCAATGTTATATGCTCCTGCTATCATAGCCTTCATAGAATTTTTACCTATAGCGGTATTATCTGCTCCAGTTGTTGCTCCTTCTAAAGCATTACAGCCGATTGCTGTATTATTATCGCCAGTAGTTATAGAATACATAGCACTTGAACCTATCGCTACTGAATAATTTGTATCTCCAGTCGCATTTTTCATTGAGTGATTACCTACAGCTACATTAGCAGTTCCAGTTTGATTTAAACCTGCGTTAAATCCAAGAAATGTATTATTAGCTTGTGTGGTCACTGCTTGACCTGCTTGTTTTCCAAGAAATGTATTTTGATTTCCACTTGTTACAGAATCACCTGCACCTGAACCAACAGCAACATTATCATATCCAGTAGTAACTGCTTTTAAACTTTGATGACCTACAGCTGTATTATTACTAAATGAGTTTGATGAAGCACCCAACATACTTTCATAACCTATAGCAGTATTTGAACCTCCTGATGCATTATATCTACCTGCTTCATATCCAATAAAAGTATTAATACCACCTGTCTGAGAAGTACCCGCTTGATATCCAATTATAACTGAACCCTGAGAATTATTAGTATTTATAGCATCACCCGCATAAGTACCAATTATAACTGAATTTGCTAAATCTGTACCAGCACCACCTGCACTTCTTCCTATCAATATATTAGTACTACCAGTTGTGAGAGCAGTACCTGCAGCATAACCAAGAGCAACATTAGAATCACCTTCAGTTAAAGAAGATAATGTGTAATGACCAAGTGCCGTATTATTTAAAGCACCATTTAGATCATCATCCATAGAATGATTACCGATACCAACATTGTAATTAGAAGCCACATTTGCCCAATCTCCACTACCTGCACTATGTCCTATAAACATATTATGTTCAGAACCAAGAGATGTTGAACCAGCATCTGTGTCGTACATTGTATTTGTTCCGATAGCGATATTATATCCACCAGTTGTGTGATTTAATAAAGCCGATGCACCTATCGCTATGTTATCATCGCCTGTAGTGACTGCTTTTAATGCTTGCCATCCTACTCCAATATTTTGGTGTCCACCATTGACATTTTCAAGTACACTTGTTCCTAATCCAGCATTTTTTTCCCCACCTGAATTTGCACCACCCCCATATCCTGCTCGATAACCTACATAAGTGCTATTATGATTTCCAGTTCCTGCATAACCTGCTTGATAACCTACATAAGTAAAATTTTCTGATGCAGTAGCACTGTATCCTGCTTGATAGCCGATTGCTGTGTTAGATGCTCCACTTGTAAGTGAAGTTAATGCCTCGTGTCCAATCGCTATCGTTCCAGTATGGGCATTAGCAGCTGTGGAATTTAAAGCATTAGAACCAATCGCGATGTTTTCAGTAAATTCTGCACCACCGCCAGTTCCAGCTGACTTACCAATAATAACATTATCTGTAGAATTTGCATTGTTAATGCTAATTCCCACTTCGAATCCAATCATTACATTGCTGGTTGAACTTGAATTATTAGATGATGAAAATGCTTGGTGACCTATTATAACATTTGAACTTGAAGAGTCAATTCTAGCTGCATCTTTTCCTATTAAAATATTATTAGAGCCAGTTGTTTGTTGCTTTCCAGCACCATATCCTATTGCAATTTGATTGCTCCCTGAACTCATATCACCAAGTGCCTCATATCCAATACCAATATTGTTATCTCCAGTAGTAACAGCACCTAGTGCATGCATTCCCATAGCAACATTGTATCTAGCATCATTTAATGCTGCATCCATTGTGTAGTTACCTATAGCAACATTACCTCTTGTTCTATCAGAATCACCCCAAGTTCCACCGCCTGAAGCGTGTCCTATAAAAATATTATCGTATGAACTATTAGCATTTGAACCAGCATCAGTATCTTGCATTGCATTTGTACCAATAGCCATATTTCTTTCACCAGTTAGATGAGTTTTCATAGCATTCGTACCAATAGCTATATTATTTGAAGCAGTTGTTAAGGTATAAGCTGCACTATTTCCAATAGCTACAACATTATCAGCCGTAGTTATAGCACTCGCAGAATAAGCACCTACTGCTGTATTGTATAATGCCCCATCTAAAGCTGAGTCCATAGAATAACTACCAATGCCAACATTACCATTAGATTCTGCATTTGCCCAAGTTCCCCCACCAGATACATGACCAATAAATATATTGTCATTTGAGCCTTGAGATGTTGTTCCAGCATTAGTATCTCCCATTGAGTATGCACCAATGGCAACATTTCTTACACCAGTTAAATGTTCTTGAAGAGCTTTAGTACCTAAAGCGATATTTTGACCACCAGTTGTTAAAGTTTTTAGTGCTAGTTCTCCTATCGCAATATTTTCAGCACCTGTTGTTATAGATTTCATAGCATCTTGCCCGATAGCTATTGCTCCACCAATCGCACTTGTTGTACTAGCACTTCCTAACATAGCTTCTCTACCGATAGCTATTGCACCATCTAATGTTCCACCACCAGCGTTTGTAATACTACTACCTGCATAATGACCTATAAAAACGCAATCTGTACCTGCTGTTAAAGCATCAGCTGCATATGTTCCAATAGCTACATTATTACTCATTGTTACATTTAATCCTAATGCATCCATACCAACAGCTACATTATTTGAACCAGTAGTAATCGCATCACCAGCACTTTTACCGACACCAGTATTATTAGCTCCGCTAGTCAACATATGCAATGCCCTATATCCAACACCTGCATTATTATCTGCATCTGCTGTTAAGGTATTATTAGCAACTGAATCTCCAAAAAAAGCATTGTTACTACCCATTGTGCCATTCGCACCAGCTAATCTTCCAAATACAGTATTTGTTGTATCTCCACCACTATCATTATTACCAAGACTGATGCGAGAGTTGTCATCTACGAGTAATCTCGCAACTGAGTTAGTAATTAATGCTACTGTTCCTGATACACCTCCAACACCATCAGTATAATCTCCACTTGGAATAAAAACTGGATTAGTAGCACTTGATGTTTCATTTAATATTCTTACATTACTTCCGTTATAAAATTCTGTTGATGCAAATACATATCTATCGTTTTGTAGCTTAACATAATTTTGACCAAATCTACCATCTACTTGGATAGTTCCATTCATCACAGTACTAATTCTTAATTCTCCATCTTCTGAGCCATTTGATACATCTGGACTAATAACATCTATACTGGAATAAGTAAGTGCATTAGCACCATCATCATTACCTATAAAGTTTATATATCCAAGTTTATCATTATCGGCTGGTGAGCTAGAACTGTGAACTAATTGAATACCACCCATATCTGTACCAGTTTGAGTAGATTCAATTTTTAATATAGCATCAGTAGTGTCTTTAATATGTAGATTACAACCTGATGTGGGTGAGTCAGTTCCCAAACCAATATTACCTGATGAACCTTCTACAACAAAAGCATCTTTACTAGCACCTGATGCTCCTATTTGAAAATCTATATCTGCATTTTGAGGATTAAACCAAATTTCACTAGCATAAATATCAAATATATCAGCACCACCAATATAACCATATAATCTATTATTAGCTGCAAATCCAAATTTAGAATCAGTATCACCCTTATGAATAATATATTGACCTAAATAAATATCTGTATCAATTTCTAAATTACCTTCAATTATCTCATCGTATGTAAATGAGCCACCACCTTCTACTTTTAAATCACCTGTAATAGTAAGGTCGCCATCTATAGTGCCACCAGCTAATGCTGCATTATCTCCCGCAGTTGTAAACATTTTATTTAACATTCTACAATCCTTACTGCTCCCGTTGTGGTTGATGTTGAGTTATAATTGAAATAAACAGTGTTGCCTAATCCCCTGGGAACTGTTAAAAAAATTAATGTGTCTTTAGGGATTAGTAAATCATTTGAAGCATTTACATCTGTCGTGGTAGCAGAAAAATTAAAGTAAATTTCTACCGCTGAATAGATTCCTAAATTAGAAGTCATTGTTGCTAATGATTTATGGGTTGTGTTTCCCGTACTAGCTGAACTTCCTGCTGTACCCGCACTTGATACAGTCCATTCTGCTCCAACTGTTGCATTTAAAGCCTCTTGTACCGACCTTTTATGTAGATCTGCCATATTATACCTCCTTAATCAGTTGACCAAATTCTATGCACTATTGCAAAGTCACCACTGGCTACAGTTACTGCAGACCATTGTCCGTATATTGTTTGCCCTGCTAAAATTGTAACGGATGATAAAGAATCCCAAATGTCTGTATCCACGCTGGTTGCTGAAACAACAGCGTCTACTGATAAAGCTGTTATTGCACAATAGACATGGGAATTTACTGTTGCATTAGTAACATAATCATAGCCACCACCTGCGGTAATTACGTTTAATGCTTCTTGGGCTGAATATTTATGTAGGTTGGATTTTGCCATTTTCTCTTCCTCTCTAAGCTATGACTAGCGTGAATGAGTTATCTAAACACACTAAAATTAAAAACGAACCATAAGGTTTTAAAAGTTTTATTTCTTTTTCTTTTTCTTTTTAGGCTTTGAAGCTACAATTTTATCACCGCCTAATTTATTTTTAATAACCTTATAGCCTTTATCTACATGCTTTTGAGCCTCTTCTCTGCTCATAGCGATTCTTTTGTTGTTGTCTTTTTCTAATATAATCATAATATGTTCCCTTTTAAAATGTGGGGCAGAGCGAATCATACCCCACTTTGATTAATAACCAGTTAAGTTTACGGATTAAGAAATTCGATTCCTTTAACGTGGTTAGAAGTAGTAATCACAGCACCATAAATTATGTCAGCAACCACCTTGGTTCCTAAATAACTTACGTCGTACTCTGACTGGATTCTAATGTCCTGCTGAACTGCGAGGGCAATAGCTGATTTATGCACGAGGTATCCAGCGTGGTCACCTGTGCTTGTACCAGTTCCAATCAAACTGGATGTAAAAACTGGAATACCAAATAGGTTTCCAACTTGTCCAGTAGCCATAACTGCGTTATCATTACCAAAACCAACTCCAGTACCTGAGTTATTAGTGACAAAGGCTTTAGAGTTTAGTAAGTCAGCGTAGATAAGCGGATTAACAAAGAAAGCACATTCATCTTGAGGGATGTCGTTACTCATCAATGTTCCTAAAGCTGTTTCAACATCAGCATTAGTTAGTCCATTATCTGCAGCTAGACTCTGGGTTGTACCAATAGTTCTGAGCAATGCCTCAATCTTAGTGTCTACTGCTTTTGCTAGAGCATAGCCCATAGATGCAGCATACTTAGAAAATAACTGCTCGTTAGATTGAACCATAGCAATATCTTCAAACAACTTTGCAGCATATTTGTGCTGGTCTATTGCAAGATCGATATCGGTTTCAACATTAGCTGTATAAGATACCGCTGTATTGGCACTCTTATCATCAGTTGAAACTTCCTGAATGGTTGGTATGTGAAGGACATCACCCCTGCCTTGAACAAGGCTGGAATAATCGTCAAAAAATGGTTTAAGAATGAGATTTTTCTCAAAATAACGATATACACCATCTGCCCAGAGTTCTGGTACAAATACATCTACATCGGACTTCTGAGTTACATCTCCAGTAAATCCATAATAATTAGCCATTTAAAGCTCCTTATTTTTTACCCATGCGATAACTGTCAATGATGGTTTTCCAATTATCCCGTCTTTCTTTCTGATCCATTTCCAGCCAATTTTTATTGTCCGGATTAGCCGTTCTAGCTGGGGTTCCATCAGTAGGCTTTACCGCCCTGGGTTCGTTAATTAATTTCTTATGAAGAGTCCTAAGCTGAGTAAGGTTCAAATCCTTAAACGCTTCTCTGTCCTCTTCAGTAAAGTCAGCTAAGATTTCCTCACGGAATGCAGCCATTTCATTCATTGCAGCTTCTATAACAGGTTCCTGTTCTAGCAACTTGGCTCCTCTTTCTTCTGCGAGTTCTTGCCATTTATTTTGTTCAGCCATTGTCTTTTCTCTGTCTGCAGCTAACTTCTTTTCCATTTTGGCAAGTTTATCTTCAGCTTCCTGTGCCCGACTTCTATACTTTTTGCTTTCTGCAATCAAACTTCCAATTTCAGGCTCTGCTGGTTGTTCTTTTTGGTTATCAGTTACCACCTCTTGAGCAACTGCTTTTTCTACTGGTGGTCGCTCTATTGAACCAGTCGCATTCTGCGTATTATCTTGTGACATACTGTCTCCTTTTTCTGTTATTAAGTAATTTTTTCAAAAATTATTCCATTATCATTGATAAAAGGTTTTTTATGGTTTACTATATTTTTAATTATTTGAACAGGTATTCCTTTGGGGTAAGCCGTGCAAATGACGTTAATAGAAGACCTGTTGAAATGTTTGCACTGGTTACATATAGGTGCTTCCATATCTGATATATCAATGTCAGTAAATTTTTCACCTTCTGCCATCATATTTCCTGTAAAGTAACTTCTAAAACTGTGTGTTCAAATTTATACCCATCACTCATTTTTTCAATTCTTTTAACTTCTTTAGCTTTAACTATTTTAAATTGAGTGTCTGGAGCAAATAGTATTTCATCTTCACGAATACCAGTTTTACTTTTAATGTTATTTAATCCGTTTAAAACTGTTCCCGTTTTGCTTTTAATAGTGAAATCTAAATTTAGATTACCATAGCCACCGTAATTCAAATTAGCATTATTACTGGTGCTCCAAAATGTTTTATTAGAGAACATTCCCCCCTGGTTATCTTTAAACCAATCTAATATTTCCCTGGCTTTTTTCAAACCAGTTGTGCCGTACTCACTAAAACCTACGTGCCTATACACTGTTCCCGTGTAATCAGGGGATATTTCGCAGAATTTTTTTAAATCTTCTATCAACTCTTTTCCTTCTTTTAATTTAGCCTTGATTGTGTTTCTCGCTACGTTCATTTTTCCAGCTGTAGTTTTTTGGTAATTCCCCCTCAACATTGGGTTAACTAATTTATGGTCACCGCCAACGTATTTGACTGCAGACATTTTTATTTTGTTGTCTAAAGATTTGTAAAATTTTTCCATCGCAACAGAAGCATTTTGATACCCCCTGAGAAGTATGTTATTTCTTTTAGGTTTGGGAGTAGTTGCGGGTTCTTCAGTGGTTTTTTTCCTAAGTATAGGGTCTTTAGGTTTTTCTTCTTTATAATCTTTAGGAACTATTTGACATCTGCAATTAGATTGGCATATAGAAAATCCCGATTTAGGCAACCCTAGTGCAGCTATAAAATCAAAAGTCCCTTCTTCCCCATGCCTTTCTTCGCAATCTATGCAAACGCTTTTATCGCCCACGCTAACCCACCTAAATTCTTTAACCCCTTCTTTTAGCCACTTATTTTTCGCTGCTTCATTTGATGCGTACCCGACTCCGTTTTTCACGCTTGATTTTATTGCGTTTCTATACCCTCCGAATATTCTTCCACCACGAGGTTCAGACATCCATAAATCTTCTAATAATTTATCTTTAATATTAGAGTCAGACATTCCAGAAGCTTTCATATTATTTATTAAACTAGATAAATCCATAGTGGTTTTGGTCGCAGCACTACTGATTTCATTTGATATGTAAACTTCTAAAGGGCTAGGCATTATCTATTTCTTGTTTTATTTTTTCAACTATTCTTTTTTCTCCATCTTCTTCCGCTTTTTTACTTATACCGAACCATTCTCTTTGGGGTAAATTTGGACCACCTTCTTGGTGAAAAGAACCTACTTGAGCAGGTGTGACTTTAGTTCCAGGGTATTTTCTTTTTTCTCCTGGCGTTAAAATAGCAGATTGGCTTGAGGGTGTGGCTTTCTTTTTGAAAACTAAATTCCTCATATTGCCACTGTCTACTAAAATCTTAGAATGACCTTTCTTAGCGATTGTCCCAGGTGAAAGTTTTTGCATCGGGCTACCATTTACACCCAACCCCCTTTCTAACCTTTGATAGTGGTCTTTCCTTATTATTTTACCAAAATCGTTTATTTCTTTACTTAGGTTAAGTTTTATTTTACCTAAATTAAAATTTTTCGTGACTTTTACTTTTGTATTCATAATGATTTTAATATGTTATCCGCAAATACTTTTCCCGCATCAGCAGCTTGTTCAATTTCACCTATATGCTCTTTTAAAAAGGCATCTCCAAGTGCTAATAAGTAATTCTCGGGGTCTTTTAACAACTCATCTACCTTTATAGAGGGTAATATGTTATCTGCGTTTTCCACTATTATTTCTTCTAATTTATCTAATTTATCCAAATGATTATTGATTAATTGTGCCAAGTTTTCTCAATCCTTCAAATGCTGGTTGTGTTGCTTGTTGCGTTTCTCTTTCAGCTTCTGCTTCTGCAG